CTTAAAGTGTCTTGAATTACAGAGTTTGTAGTTATTTCTACCCAAGCTGCTGGATTAGTATCTCCACCATTAGGCCATCCACCCCTACCAACTGTGCTAGATGAAGATTCTGTTCTTGTTCTTGTACTTTGATTAACATCTTGTCCAGTCCAATTTGTTTCCCAGGCATTCCATAATGTTGGCGAAAATCCTGTTTGTGGATCAACATTTAAAGTTCTGCTTGCAGTAGCAAGAGTTTCTGTGTAATCTCCCTGAGTATTAATAATTTTTGCTTCGATTCTTGTAGTGTCTACCCAAGTATCAGATGAGGGAGTGAGTTCTACAGTCCCTTGCCAAAAACTAACCAAAAATGGAGTTACACTTTCAGATCTTGTTGCAAAAGTTTGCTTAAACCATTCACGTTCAGCATAATCCAAAGTAATAATATCTGAGGATTTTCTAATATTAACTCCCTCTGGAGATAAAAATTGAAGGTCTGCATTTGGATCAATATTGATTACTGGCCCTACAATCAGATCTACAGAATTTGTATAATGTTGAGGTCTTAATTCTTTATTTTTTAAATCAATACTATTTTTATAAGGAGCACCATTTTCTTGTGCAAGTAGTGATGTAAAATTGTCTACAAAAAATCCAGATTTAAATCTATTCAAACCATTCGAGTCTGGAACAAAAAGTCCTGCAGTATTTGTTTCTAATAGTGAAAGAGATGTATAATATTCTAAATTTTTAATACGATTTTCAAGTTGTTTAATATCTACCATTCGATATCTTTTATAATCTAAAAATTCTATAGTAGATTGAGAAACTTTATAAAGATATGGTGGTAAAAATATGGAAGCAAGTTCTATTGCATCATCAACGGATACTGGTTTTTCCGGTCTTTCTGCAGGAGTACCATATTTGACTTGTAATTTTCCATCTTTTGAAAGATAAATTCGGTCAATTCTTCCTAAATAGAAAGAAAAAGTTGTGAGAATAGATTCATCTGAGGCAAGAACATTTGCTGCAGAATTTCCAGATGCACTAAAACTTCTACCATAAAATTCTAATGGTGATCTAGAGTTTTCAGATACGGTGTATGAAGAAATTCTTGGTCGAATATCAATAATATCTGAATTTGAAATAGTATTTACATTTTGTATTTCTTTAACATAATCAAAAGTATCGTATGAATTTACTGTTGTAATATCTCCATCGTCTGAAGATTGATAATATCCACTTTGGAAATAAATTTTTAGTCTTTTAGTTGGTTCATCAGAATCCGATTTTCTATTGATTACACCAAAATCATAAAATGTGCCTTCTTGCCCAGTAGAAAATGTGTAATTTGAAGAAATATTAAAACTATCAATATTTAATGTTACTACGATTGCACGAATATTTGATTCTTCAAATACTAATGTTTCTCCTTCTTTAAAAGTATTTTGATTTTTGTATATAAAGGAAATTTGAGTATTTGTTAATTTTTCTGCACAGATTGCAATTGCACCACTTGTTTGTCCTATGATTTTTTCTCCAATAATCAACTCAGAAGTTGTTGTGGATGGACTTGTAATTGAGAATAAAACAGCAGTTGGTGCTGATGGGTCTGTTGTATCTAATGATTCATAAATTGAATGAATTTCAATCACATCAGGAACATTTAGACATATATTTTCGTCCTGAACTCTTGTACCATAAGGATATTTTCCATAAGTTAGTCCATCATTAATTGTAGTTCCACCGATTCCCGAATAATTATATTTTGATTTATTTACAATAACACTATTCACTCTATTTTTGAGTTTTGATTTTGCCTTTGGTTTTATTTTTGTGAGTGTCGTAACTAATGTTGCACCAGTATTATCTGATCCAAGATTATAAATTTGAAGTTGAGTTGATCCAGATGTGAATGAGAACTTATCAGAAGTCAGAACTTCTGTGGATCCATCAGAACGAATTAGTGAATATCTTTCTTCATCAAAAGGCAAGAAGGTTTCATTAGATCCGGCAACTGCTGCTGTTGAAAGTTGATTATTTAAAATATTGACTGTATAAGATTTTCTAATCGTTAAACTTGCATTTGTAAGATCAACAGAAGATATGTTGTTCTTTGGAAGTTTTGTATAAAGAGTGTTATCTGTAGAGTCTTCTAAATTTGTTGTTAAAATTTGAAAATCTGATACTGATAATGTTGCAGTTGGTAGTTTTCCTTGAGCAATTCCAGTAACAGTAGTAACACCAGAGATTGTAATTGTAGTACTTCCCACACTAACAACTTTTGCAAAAACCGGATTTGACAGTGAGGCATCACTATATGAAATTAAATTGTCTTTCTTAACACTATTTCCAGGGAATAATATATTTGGACTTGTGACAGTACTAATTCCAGAACCAGAAGAAAATGCTGAAATTGTAGCAATTCCAACAAAAAATGCAGTTGATTGAAGAACATCAGCCGTAAATGTAGATCCAGATCCCACAACACCGTAAACCGACTTAACATCAGAAATTCCATATGATGTAATTGCAATTGCTACTCTTCCATTTACAATTCCATCAATTGTAAATGACTCATTTGTTATGAATTCCCCTGTTTTTTCATAAACAGTTAAAAGTGCAGAATTTGATACAGATTCTTTTAAGAATGCAGTGGCACCACTGTTATTTCCCTTAATAAAAGTTGGAACAGAAAGAGTAATAGGTTGGTTTAAACTAATCTCAGTAATTGTTTGAATATCATATAGTGAAATATACCACTGATTAATATTTGAATTTGATGCATTATAAGACCCGGACTCTAATCTAAAATCATAAATTCTAGATAAACCAATTTCTTTTCCAGGAGCAGTTGTGCTTGCAATACCAACCCTCTCATTTCTCAAACTTAATACATAAGTATTTCCAATTCCAATTACAGGAGATCCATAAACTCTGTTTAAAATTAGAGTTGGTCCAGTATTATAATTAATTGCCTGATTTTCTAAAGTTTTTGTTGTTCTTGGTTTTGGTACATCAAGAAATGTTGGACTGATAGTTTCAATTTCATATCCACGAACAAATGCCTTTCCTGGAGAAATTTGATAAACTGCTAAATCATCAGTCGGAACTGATCCACCATAAGTAAATTGACCAACATTAAAGATACCACGATTTCCTAGTTGATCATTTAGTGACTCTTTGACTGATACATCAAATGGAGTTACACAATAGTCTCCAGATTCTGCATAGGTTCTTCTTGCTAACTCATCTGTTAAGTTGCTATAATCTGTAGTGGTTTTTTGAGATTTTAAAACACCTGCACTCACAGATGCAAGTTCTACAAAATTATTATCATTAAAATCGTCTAAACTTTTTTTAAAAAGTGATACTGATATTCTAAATCTATCTGCTCCTGGGGCAGAATAATTATTAAATCCCTGAGAATTATCATTTAGACCTTCATCAATATCTGGTGTTATAATTTCTTCATTTACAAATAATCCAACTCTATAATTTGAAGTATTGCTATATTGATCTAAAATTAGAGTTTCTGTTGCTACTCTTACAAATTGTCCCCTTACAAAATAAACACCTTCGGTAATAGTGAACGCAGAACCAATAGAATTTGCATTATTTGCAAGAGTAATTGCAAATGTTTGTCCTGCCTGAATTGTACTATTTCCTAAGAGACCAGAGTTTATTGTTGATCCGGCAAGAAGTCCCTCTCCATCAGAAAAAGTTTTTGTAGAATTGTTTGCAGTACTTGAAGAAAGATAATTTACGTAAAGAGTGAGATTACCTCTCTCAGAATTTGCTGCAAATAGTACATTATCAACAACAGCAGTTACACCAGAAGTTTGTCCTGTAATTTTTGTTCCAATTAGTTGTGATACGTATGCCTCAACAGGAACTCCCAAATAAGAATTATTTAATTCAACCGCATAATATTGTGCATTATATCCAGTATTCCCTGGAATAACTTTTGCACCCTCTTTGAAAAAATGCTGCCCAAATTTTTCAATCTGATTTTGTAAAATTGATTGTAAGGTTGTGAGTTCCCTTGCCTGTACGGGATATCCAGGTTTAAATAGAACCTTAGAATAATTGTTGTCAGAATTAAAATCGTCAAAGTATGGAGATACGTTGAGATTAGTTTGTTGAGGCATAATTTCTTAGAATTGCAAAATAACTTTGATATCTTCTTTTTGATTTGATGATCTGGTGATTGACGGTCTATTGTCAACGTAAATTATATTGCCAGAATATTTTTTAACTTCAGGATTTGCCAGACCATTTGAAAAAGATTGACCTAAGTAATATGTTCTATTATTTATTACAGTAGAAATACCCGTAAATGTTGTACTAATTGAAAGAGTTGTAGTACCATTAGTTGGTATAATTGACAAACTTCCACCCGTAGATGGAGAACTTGTAAAACGATTTAAGTTAAATCCATATGGAGGAGTGGTCTGTGCTGTTCCGACTGTATTAAATCCTGCAACTGACCGATCTTGCCAATACTTTAAAACTCCGGTTGTTTGATCATAATTTATAACTCTTCCAGCAGCAGTAACACCAGTTCCAATTGTCTGAGTAATATAACTATCTGCCACAAAAGTTGCTGAATCATATCCAATTCCTGTGAGTCTTAGAGCATAAACTGCACTTGCCTTGTCCAGGGACATAATTTGTGTAGATCCAAATGATTTTGGATTCTGAACAATTCCAATTCTTGCAATTTGATTTCCTGTTATAAAATCTGGATTTTGAACATCATTTTCAATTCTTGAATATAAAAGAACGTTAATTGCACCGAGTTCTCGATAGATGTCATATCCGTGACCTCCTTGAGGTGGAATAATGACATTAAAGGTAGGTCTCGTGGTTCCTGTTGGAAATCCACCAGAAATCAAATCAACATTTCCATAAGTATATCCAGACCCCTGATTTGAAACTGTAATTGATTGGACTTTTTGATCATTATCAACTACAATCGTACACTCTGCTCCACTTCCATCACCTTTGATTGGAACTCTTGTATAAGTTCTATTTGCTGTTCCTAAACCAACTCCTCTATCTGTAATTGTTACAATTTTGAGAGACCCATCTATTGCATTATTTCTAACTGCCGCACTTTCAGAACCAGTTTCCCAATCTGAAGGAACAGGTATAAAATCTGTGGATTCAAATTTTACAATTTCACTTGGTTTGATAGTATAAAGATATTTCCATATATATTCATCTCCAGAAGAACCAGCAGACCTTGGTTCCAAATCTGTAAATGTTGGTTCGTCAAGAGATGGTTTCCCTGTAGGATTATCTGGACTAATTCCGTTATGTAGACAGATATAAACACGATAATCACTATTGATTACATAATAATTTGCCGAATATAAATTAGTTGCTCCCGATATTGAAGCCGTATTTGAACTACTATAGTCGTGACGATACATATCATAAACATTTCCAGAAGACCAAAATCTTCTTTGAATCACCAATCGAGCATCACTTGCATTAATTTTCTTTAATGCAATCATCGTATCCCAATAATTATTCTCCTCATTAAAATTGTCTTTTGGTGAAGGAGGACTTGTATCCCAATCTGATTGAAAATCTGTTGGATTTGGAAGACCAATAAAAGTATAATAAGAGTTTGTTCCAGTGCTTATTCCAGAAACAAAATTCTTTGCATTCAATATTCTAATTTGATCAGTTATGATTGCTGCCATTTTACATTGTTTTT